CTAAATATATGACAAAGCAACCAAAGAATTTTTTATATAATTCTGACAAGATTAGAGAAGATAAAGAATTTTTAATTGTAGTAGAAGGAACAATTGATGCGGCAGTCTTAGACTGTGTTGCGATAATGAGTAACGAAGCATCACAAAATCAAATTGATTATATTAATCAGTTTAAAGGCGAGGTTATCGTTTGTCCTGATAGAGATAACGCTGGTAAGAAGTTAATACATCAGGCACAAGAAAACGGTTGGAGTGTTTCATTTCCAATCTGGGAAGAACATATTAAAGATGCGGCGGATTCAGTAAAAGAATATGGAAAATTATATACATTAAAATCTATTATTGATGGCCGTATAAGTAATAGTACAAAGATAAGTGTTAAGACGAAAATAATGTGAGTTTATTAGTGGGTGAGCCAACCGACCACTTTAAAAAAGCGGAGGACAATTCGGCAGGAGGGACTCATAACGACCTGCTTACAATAAAAAGCGTAGGAGCAAAATGAAGTTAATTAATAATAAAAATGATAGAGAAAACGTGATACCAGAACCTAAAAAAATGCCAGAGATGCCACCACCACCCCCGATGCCATCTCCACCTGTACCACCAAAACCACCAGGTGAATTTTTGCGAGAGAATGGTGTATTACATATGGATAAAGAATTCAATCAAGAGAATTGTATGCCTTTAGTTAAGATGATTATGGAATATAATTTGATGCCTGAAAAAGATGCACCAAAAATTATACATCTATATATAAACAGTCCAGGTGGATACGTAGATAGTTGTATGCATCTTATCGATGTAGTAAAGCAATCACGTATTCCAGTGTACACATACGGAATGGGTTCAATTGCATCGTGTGGTGTTATGCTTATGATGGCTGGTATCAAAGGACATCGTTATCTAACTCAAAATACAGCAGTCATGTCACATGAATTTAGTGGTGGAACAAAAGGTAAATACCATGATATGCTAGATGCACAGTCTCATATGGAATGGACCAATAAGAAACTACTTGAACATTATGTGAAATGCACAGGAAAGAAAGAACCATATATTAGAAAGCATCTTTTGGCGCCCAAAACAGACCATTGGTTAACTCCAGAAGAAGCAATTAAACATGGAATTGCAGATAAACTAGTTGAAACATATTGACAAAGTACTTAAAATTTTGTATAATATTATAAACACTCCAAGGATATAAATGTCAGAAGTCAAAAACTATTCAGCCGACTTGCAGAAATTGTTCGTTCAATTTATGCTGACCGACCCTCAGTTATTCACACGAATAATGGGAATAGTTGATGAACGACATTTTGACAGACCCATCCGTGATATTGTAAAATTTCTTATTGGATATAGTGCAGAATATTCTACTATGCCGACAGTTGAGCAGATAAAAGCAGAAACTGGTCAAGAGATAGAACTACTTGAAGATATAGAAAAACATAATGAATGGTTTATTGATGAGTTCGAAACATTCTGTAGACATAAAGCAATTGAAAGAGCAATCGTTAATAGTGCTGATTTACTTGAAGAAGGTAAATACGGTGAAGTAGAAACTACAATCAAAGATGCAGTTCAGATAGGTCTTACAAGGTCTTTAGGTACAGATTATTTTGATGACCCTAGAAAAAGATTAGAAACATTAAAAGATAATAATGGTCAAATCACTACAGGTTGGAAAGACTTAGATGATAAACTTTATGGTGGTATTAATCGTGGCGAAGTAACTATCTTTGCTGGTGGTTCTGGTTCAGGTAAATCTTTATTCATGCAGAATTTATCATTGAATTGGGCACAATCAGGAATGAATGTTGTCTATCTTACTTTAGAATTGTCAGAAGAATTATCAGCAATGCGTATTGATGCGATGGCAACTGACAAAAGCACTAGACGTATCTTTAAAGAACTAGATGATGTTGAGTTAAAAGTTAAGACAATTGGTAAACAAGCAGGAATGCTTAGAATTAAATATATGTCATCAGGTTCAACAATCAATGATGTCCGTGCATACTTAAAAGAACTTCAAATCGTAACAGGCAAGACAGTTGATTGTATTTGTCTCGATTACTTAGACCTTTTAATGCCTGCAACTAAGAAAGTTAATCCAGGTGATTTGTTTATCAAAGACAAGTATGTCACAGAAGAAATTCGTAACTTTGCAATGGAATCAGAACTAGTTGCAGTTACAGCCTCGCAATTAAATCGTTCAGCAGTAGAAGAAATTGAGTTTGACCACTCTCATATTGCTGGTGGTATCTCTAAAATTCAAACTGCTGATAATGTTATTGGTATCTTTACAAGTAATGCGATGAGAGAACGTGGTCAATATCAACTCCAACTACTAAAAACTAGAAGTTCAAGTGGTGTTGGTTCTAAAATAAATCTAGTATTTGACAGAGATAGTCTTAGAATTAGTGATTCAGACTTAGAAGATGATGATTTAGCCGTGGGTTTACAAGACTCTCAAACTGCAAAAATAATGGACAAATTAAAGAATTCAACTACAATAACAAGTTCAAATGATAGTGATTCTGTTACTCCACCAGAGAAAAATCAATCTGCAATGAGTCTACGTGCTATGGTAAAGTCTAAAAAGGCTACTCCATTCGATGATAATTGATAAATACTGATAGGAGAATTATTTTATGACTAAGAAACCACGTAGAAGTCTATTTGAAGAATTAAACTCAATGGCGATTTCTAAAAATGAGCCAGAAAGATTTGTCGAACAAAAAGGCGAACATATAATTTCGGGTGCAATAAATTTAATTGAATTCATTCACCGTGAGTTCGATGATGCTGTTGCTGTGGACTTAACCAAGCGTCTTGTTAATAGCATTCGTACGGGTGACATGAGAAAATTCAAACGAGGAATAACTCATGCAAAACGAAAAAACTAGTCTTCAACAACAAATCGATGAACTAAAAGTTCTCGCTGGCATTTATAAGCCATATCAACCTGAAGAAACTCAGCAAGAGAATATTTCCTATACAGGAACTGAAAAGTCTCAGTATCAAAAGAAACATAAAATAGAACCAGGAACACAAGAATGGTTCAAGTTATGGTTTGCACGTCCTAGAATGACTGGCGAATCACCATACGGTAAGAAATAATATGAAAGTTAGAGAAATAGTATTAGGCAAAGGCCGCGAAAGAAGATTTAGAGGACCAAGAGTGCCTCGTAATAAACAAATCGGCTTTCATCAGAAGATGAAGAAACTTCTGGATAAAGCCCTTAAAGAAGAGGGTGCAAGAATTCAGCATTTAGAAGACTTGATTATCTGGGATGGTTCAGCCGGTGGGCAAAAAGCAATTGCTAAACTACATCAAGTAGAAACTTCTCCAAAATCAATTAGTATCAAATGGGATGGCTCACCAGCCGTTATCTTTGGTCGTAATGAGAATGGCGAATTTGTACTTACAGATAAAAGTGGATTTGGTGCAAAAGGTTATAATGGTAAAGTAACAAGCGGTGATGACCTAGAGCAAATGTTTTTAAACAGAGCCAAAGGCGAAATTGAAGATAGCAGACGTGAGTTTGCATCAAAGATGAAGAGTATATGGAACACAGTAGAAAGTGTTATACCTAAAGATTTTAGAGGATACTTACACGGTGACTTGTTATGGTTCTCAACTCCACAATCAAAAGACGGCAGACTTATATTCAAGCCAAACACAACAACATATTCAGTAGATGCTAAAAGTGATATCGGTAAAAAGATAATTAATTATGATGTAGGTATTGTAGTTCATGTAGTGATTGACTTAGATGGCAATAAAAGCAATGTAGATATGGGCAAACTTCAAGCAGGCAAAACATGGATTATGCCTCCAGTATATGTTACTAAATCTCCTGGTGTTGACTTACCAGAAGTAGACAGATTAGAAAGTTATCTAAAATCAAATGCAAATGTAATTGACAAATTATTGGCAGTGCCAGCCGAATTAAAAATGGCAGACTTTGGTAATATTCTTTACACTTATATCAATAATAGCACAAAAGCAGGCAACCTAGATAAACTAGGAAATAATTTCAGTGAATGGGTAGACTCATCAAAACTAAGTGGACCTAAGAAAGAACGAGTAGTTCAATGGGTTCAACAAAATAGTGATGGATTTGAAGCAATCTTTCAATTCATTAAGGGTGTTATGACTACAAAGAACAAGATTATTAAAACGTTAGATTCTCAACCAGCAGATATTGAAGCCAGTACAAATGGCGAGAGAGGTGGAGAAGGCTACGTAATAGACAAGGACGTGAAACTTGTTAATAGAGCAGGATTCACAGCGGCAAACATGAGGCAAGAGAGATAATTTTTAACTACAATAATAAGACAATGGGCAAAAGAACAGTACCACACGTAAAAACACCAAAAAGAGGACAAAAAGCAAGTAAAAAGAACATGTCACATTCAACATTCGTAGCAAAGAGACATCCAAATAGCAAACGGGTGACAAGTGGGTCAATAAGATAAGATAAATACAATAGGATATTAATGGAGAGAGTTATGTTGATTAAGGAGTCAAAAAAACACCTTAATACCAATAAGATGTCTTATTGGGAACATTTTATCTTTGCATTTTTGTTTATGATAGAGTGTTTAAAGATGACTTTAGCATTAATTGTGCATATGTTTGTACCAGCGTTTTTTACCACATATTCAAGTGATAAGACTCGTGAAAATGCAAAGATGATAGAAGAAATGGAAAGCAAATAATGGAACAGTACGAAAGAGAAAAACTACAACTTGTAAATACTTTATCTGAAAGTAGACTATTCAGAACAAAGAAAATGGCTAATGATGTCAATATAGACGATGCCGCCGAGTTAGTTTTTGTTCATTTTCTTATATTAAACATATTCAATAAAGATTATGATTTTGCCCCTTTGGCAGGCGATATAGCATCTCGTACTATGGTTTATAGAAATTTCGATTACTTTAGAACGAATGGCACAGATATGTATATGGCTTTTAATCGTTTAATGGGTAAAGATAATGATATTGGCGATGATAAGAAAGATGAAATAGCAAAGAGTAGACTTTCATTACAGAAAGCCGATATCCTAAGATTCTTGCTTCATTATTCTAACAATAGAAGTGATGCATCATTCGAACAGAGATATCTATTGAGATATCAAAGAAATCTTAATATTCAAGATGGAATGTTAAAGTCAGTTCGCAGACTAGTAGGTGATTGGGATAATTTAAGTCAAAATCAAAAAGCACTAGTTGTTACAAGATTAGTTCAATATATGCGTAGAAAAGCAAGATTAGCCGAAATTATGCCAGCACTTCTAAAATTACAGAAACGTGGTAACTATATTCACAAAGATAGCAAGACTGCAAAAGAAACAATCAAAAAAGTATGGGATGAACCCATAGTCAAAGCCGCGGCGGCTGGTGCCGCAATCATTGGTGCTAGAAAAGTAGGTAAAGCCTTAGGAAGAAAATGGGGCCAAACAACCTACGTCACAGACAGAAACTACAAGAAAAAGAGATAATTTCGTTATCTAACGTCTTAATTACCCTCATAATATGATAAATAAGAGTGTAGGGCAATGAAACCCTAACAGAAAAAGCAAAGAGATATTATCTCTGAGTTTAACATAATAACATTTCTTAAGGAGAAATAAAATGGCAGCAATAGCAAAAGCAGGTAACGGATTAGGTTCAGTTACTACAGTTTTAGTTTCAGACGCGGCAGTAGCCGACCAAGCGGCTTTAGATGCAGTTTCGGCAGCATTACAAAACGCAGGTCACACTGTAGCAGGTATCGATGGCGCACACGGTGGCACAATGCACTTCGCAGTTCAAGGTGGTCCAGATGCATCTGGTTACTCAGCAACAGTTATGGGTCAGGCGCTTTCAGCAGTTTGTACTTTTAACAACTAAGAAATCTTTTAATTAAGTGAAAAAGCCCTCTTTATGAGGGCTTTTTTTATCTATAAACATAACTTTTCCCTCTTTTTTTATAAATACAAATGTAAGTGATAAAGAGAAACACTTACGATACTTGAGTTATCTTCCGAGTATTCAAATGCATGAGACTCTTCCGTGCAGTGCCTTGAGAATCCTTCCGAGGTATAAAAAATAGAAAAAACTAAAATATGAAAATAAACATTTTTATGTTTGTTATTCCGTGTATGGTATATGGAATAATTATTTAAATGGCTAATTATAGGAGATAATAATGGCTGATATTAAAAACTTTGGAATCCGCGGAATCGGTTCTGATGTTCAGTTTGGTAAGTCGGGTGGCCGAGTCGTATATGATTCAGGTAATTCACTTTTCAAAGTAACAACAGACGGTTCAACGTTGGGCAACATGAATGTTGCAACTCCAACTTCGGATAACCATGCGGCAAACAAGAGTTATGTTGACTCAGTTGCTTCAGGATTGGATGTTAAAGATTCAGTTCGTGCGGCTTCTACAGGTAACGTAACTATAAGTGGTCCTGGCGCTTCTATTGATGGTGTTTCACTATCAGCAGATGACAGAGTACTACTAAAGGACCAGTCTTCTGGTTCAGAAAACGGTATCTACGTATGGAATGGTGCGGCGTCGGCAATGACACGTGCTACTGATATGGACGGTAACGATGAGTTTGTTGGTTCTTTTTTCTTTGTTGAAGAAGGTACTGTCAACTCAGACCAAGGCTTTGTATGTTCTACTGATGGTGCAATCACTGTTGGTTCAACTTCAATTGCTTTCACACAATTCACTGGTACTGGTCAGTTAACAGCAGGTAATGGTTTATCTAAATCTGCTAACACGTTTAATGTTAACGTTGACGATACTTATGTGAAAATCAATGGTTCAGACCAATTAACTGTTAAAGGTACTACGACTACTGGTCAAGTACTTCGTTCAGACGGTTCAGGTGGCGTTGCCTATGGCGCGGTTAACTTGACATCTTCAGATGCAGTTACTGGTGCATTACCATTAACAAACGGTGGTTTAGGTGTTGATGCATCTGATGCCGCTGGCAAAATTACTGCTCGTTCAAACTTAGGTTTGGGCTCAATGGCAACTCAAGCGGCTAACTCAGTAGCGATTACTGGTGGTACAATTGATGTTTCGGGTGGTACTTTAACTCTAGCAAACGACCAAATCTCTGGTGATAAAGTTTCTGGTGGTACAATTGACAATGCTTCACTTTCGGGTGGTACTGCAAAAACTATCTCTGGTTATGACATTACTTTAGCATCTGGTAAAACTCTAGACGTAGACGGTGCAGTTGATATTGACGCTTCGGCAGGTTCAGCAATGGACAACGTAGCAGTTGGTTCTACTACATCAGCGGCTGGTACATTCACAACTATGACATCTAATTCAGTAGATATCAATGGTGGTGCAATTGACGGCTCAACAATCGGTGCTAACGTGGCGGCAGCAGGTACGTTTACTAACGTAAATGCAACTGGCACAATAAAAACCGACACACTAGACAACTACTCTGGTACTAACATTGCGGTTAACGCCCCATTGGATATTACTGGTGACGTTGGTGTAACAGGTTCAGTTACGGCAACAGTAGCAATGGTTTCTGACACAATTAGTGAAAGAACTGGCGCGGCTGGTGTTACAATTGACGGCGTATTGTTAAAAGACAACGGTATGACAGCAACTGGTACTACAACACTTACAACAGGTGTTATTACTACTGCTGACATTAACGGTGGTGCGATTGATGGTACAACTATCGGTGCGGCTACTTCAGCGGCTGGTACATTCTCACAGATGACTTCAGCAAATGCTCAAATCTCTGGTGGTTCAATCTCTGGAACTGGCGTTAACATGACAGGTCAAACTTTGACTCTTGATAACGATGCTATTTCTGGTGATAAAATTGATGGCGGAACAATTTCTAACTTCGCTTCAACTGGTATCGATGATAATGCAGACCAAACAGTCCTAACTTTAGGTGCTGATGAGTCGGCTTCATTTGCTGGTGCAGTAACAGTTACTGGTGACTTAACAGTTAACGGTTCTGTAACTTCAATATCTTCAACTAATACTACTATCGAAGACAACAACATTACGTTAAATAATGGTGAGTCTGGTGCTGGTGTTACTGAAGGTTCAGCAGGTATTACTATCGACCGTGGTACTGCGGATGACGCAACTATTCTTTGGAATGAAACTACTGATAAGTTTGAATTCAAAGTTGGTACATCATTAGCAGACCTAAGCGTTTCTAGCCTAGCAATGACTGGCATTGATGTAGATACTATCGGCGACCTTAATGGTGGCGGTATTACTGTAAACGATGCTATTAACTTTGACGCGGCGGCAACGTTTGATACTACAATCGGTGTTGACACTATCAACGAACTAAGTTCAGGTGTTGGTGTTACTGTTGATTCAGTATTACTAAAAGACGGAAGTGTTACTGGTGGTTTGACTGCGGAAGCAGGCGACACTGTTGACGTTTCTGCGGCAACTCTAACTTTGGCTAATAATCAGATTTCTGGTGATTCAGTTGAAGGTGGTACAATTGCAGGCATCACAATTACTTCATTAACGGCAACTTCGGCTGACGTTGATGGTGGTACTATTGATGGTGCAGTTATTGGTGGTGCTTCAAGTGCCGCTGGTACATTTACAACAATGGCTTCAGACTCAGTTAATATTGACGGCGGCGCTATTGATGGCACTATTATTGGTGCAAACACGGCGGCAGCAGGTACATTTACTACTGCTACTGTAACAACTGCCGATATTAACGGCGGTGCAGTTGACGGTACTATTATTGGTGCTAATTCATCTGCGGCTGGTACTTTCACTACAATGACATCTGATTCAGTTGACATTAACGGTGGTGCCATTGACGGTGTAACATTATCATCAAGTTCAGTGAACATTGATGGTGGTGCGATTGACGGAACATTAATTGGTGCTAACACATCAGCGGCTGGTACGTTCTCTACACTTTCTACAAACTCTGCGGCTATCACTGGCGGTACAGCGACATTATCAAGTGGTACAATCACTGCAATGTCATCATCTAACGTTACAATTACTGGCGGTTCTGTTGCTGGTACTGACGTTGATATGACTGGTCAAACATTGTCACTAGATAACGACTCTATCTCAGGTGATAAGATTCACAATGGTACTATGTCGGGCGTTTCATTGGCAGGTTCTGCTGATACAATGTCTGGTTATGATATTACTGTGGGTGCAAGTCGTACACTTGATGTTTCTTCAGGTACATTAACACTAGCGGCTAACCAGATTTCTGGTGATAAAGTTCACGGTGGTACTATATCTGACTTTGCGTCAACTGGTATGGATGATAATGCAACTTCAACGAAGTTAACATTGTCAGACACTACTGCAACATTTGGCGTTGCTGGTGACTTCGGTTCCAACGACCTAGATGCAGGTGCTTCTACTTTAGCATCATTATCTGTTACAGGTAATGCTTCAGTAAGTGGTAACCTAACAGTTTCAGGTTCAGTTACAACTACTCTATCTGAGACAGTGAACATTGAAGACAATATTATTGTTCTTAACTCTAACCATACTGGCGCTCCTTCACAGAACGGCGGTGTTACAGTTGAACGTGGTACGTCAGATGATGCTCACATTAATTGGAACGAAACTACAGACAAGTGGGAACTACTTGAAGGCTCATCTGCGGCTGACCTTGTAATTGGTGACCTAACTGTTTCTGAAATCGCTCTAACAAATGAACTTCCATTAAACATGGGTGGTACTCATACTGATACTTCAGGTTATGCGGCTAACTCACTTATGGTAATGAGTGGTTCTGCAGGTGTTTCTGAACTTGCTAAAGGTTCAAATTCAACTGTACTTAAAGTTGCGGCAAACGGTACACTTGGTTATGCTAAAGTCGATATGACTGCTGACATAACTGGCACTCTTCCTATAGCGAATGGTGGTACAGGTATCACATCAGCCGGTTCTGATAACAAAGTAATGATGTCTGATGGTTCAGCATTCGGTATGGAATATGTAGGTCACCTACGTAATACATCTGGTGTTGTTGCTATTGACGGTACTGGTGTTTCTTCAGGCTCTGGTGAATATATCGCAATTACAAATGCTACTGGTAAAGTAACTCTAACTGCCAAAAACGCGGCGGCATCTGGTGCTGTAGACATGTATCTACAAGGCCAAGGTGGCGGTGACGTATTTATTGTTGGTCAATCTGGCGAAGCCTTAATTCAAGGTGAAGACGATACAGACCTAACAGTAGGTGGTGGTGATTCTTCTGCTGGTGCGGCTGGCGACCTTATCCTTAAAGGTGGTAACGGCACAGGCGGTAACGCCTCTGGTGCAGTTATCGTTAAAGGTGGTAACGGTGGTTCAGCAGACGGAAACGTTCAGATTAAAGGTGCAGATGACACAGCAATCGCTACTTTTGTAGAGACTGGTAGTGCAACTGACTCTTTAACTGTTACTAACGGTACTGGCGGTGTAGAACTAGCAATGGCTGGTGGTACAAACGTCAATATGAATCTTGCTCCTAAGGGTTCTGGTCTAGTACTAGCACCTTCAGGTTATGATATGTCAGGTGGTGCGGACCACGCACTAGCATCAAAAGGATATGTAGATGATAAAGCATCACAATCAGGTTCTTCTGGTACAAGACGTGTATCATTCTCAGCAAATGGTTCATCATCATTTACAATTGGCACAATGGCTAACATTTCAGGCAAGTCTTACTACGTAAGTCGTGTTCTTGCAAAAGTTACTACTGCGTTCGTTGGTTGTGATGAGTTAGTTGTTTCTGACGGCACAAACACTCTAATGACTACAACTGATGCTGACCTTTCTGAGGGCGGTTTATATATTGTAGACTTAGGTTTTGAAAATGCGACAACAGGTGGTGCTACCCTTACTGGTACACTTCAGAATGGCGGCGCATCTGCTTCACCAACAACTGGTGTTGTGATTGTTACAGTAGAATACAAGCAAATCTAATTTGTAAGTAATCTATAATAACTATTACCATCAAGGTGATATAGAAAGGGGGGCTAAGGCTCCCCTTTTTTATTCTTATAGCCAAATTATTTGTTTAGTAATATTCGCATTTAAGATAAATACATACAGAACTAAATCTTTAACGACAGACTTAATTAATTAGGGCTGACATGAAATAACGAACGTTGAGGAACGACAATGGCTGTAACGATTAATGCGAAAGGGACTAGTGTCCCTTACTTTAAAATTGGAAAATCTGGAACCACCTTTTATCAAGGAGATGCGGACCCGAGTAGCACGTATAGTGTAAACACAAATGACATTTGGTTTGATACATCAAATGGCACAGTAAAGTTTAGGGTCTCGAATTCTTGGTCTGGTATTACAACAGCATCAGATTTAACTGTAACTGGCGACTTAACAGTTCAAGGAACAACGACTACAGTAAACTCAACAGAGATACAAGTTCAAAATACTTTAAAGTTTGAAGGTTCTTCTTCAAATGAATACGAAACAACTCTAACAGTTGTAGACCCAACACAAGATAATGTAATCACTATACCAAATGCAACCGACACTTTGGTTGCTAAAGATACAACAGATACATTAAGAAACAAATCAATTAATCTAGCGAATAATACTTTGTCAGGCTCATTATCAGAATTTAATGTTGCATTGTCAGGTGCTGATTTTGTTTCGTTAGATGGCACTGAAACACTTACAAATAAAACTCTTACTAGTCCTGTATTAAACGGAACAGAGATGACACCAACAGGTGCTATCGTTATACCAGTAGGAACAACAGCACAAAGACCAGGAACAGGCGTTGTTGGTATGATGCGTTTTAATTCTGACATAGATGCTTTTGAAGGTTACAATGGTGCTTCTTGGGTTAAACTTGGTGGCATGACTCCATCAAATGATTCCAGAGATAATGGTTTAATTACTGATAATGAAGTCTTTAATGCGAACTATGGTTCTATTACTGATACTGATACAGCATCATACACACTAGACAGAGGTCTTGTATCTGATAGTGATACAGTTTAATTATACTGTAAATTTAGATAAATACTATTAACAAGAGTTCGGAGATACTATTATGGCAAAGATACATGGAGCCGCATCGGCAACTGAAAGTTTATCTGGTAACATTAATTTTTATACAATGTATGTAAAGACATTGGATATTACGCATACTGGCGATATTTTAAATCAATCTCAACAAAATTTAGATGATATTGTTAATATTATATCATTAGTTGCACAACCAATAATTATGAATAATCCTTTATCTGCTACATTGAATGGTATAGCACCAACATTGACAGGCGCTGGATTTGTTTTCAAATTTGCTGTTGAACATAGCAAAGTATTTGAACGTGGTGGTGATAATGTTGCTGTTCTAAAAGAATTATTTCATGGAATCACAATTGATAGTGTCTTACTTAGCACATCAAATACAGAATTCTCTATGTCAGATATACTTTAAACTAATTAATTTAATTAATTCAACAAAGAGAGGACAAATGTCCTCTTTTTTTGTTCTGGATGAATATAATTCCTGGCACCAAATGATAAATACAATAGTAATAATTAATTTAGGGAGATGCTACTATGGCTGACAAAGAACCAAAATTAGCACATTTAGAAGCAGAGAGTTTAGAGACTCACGTAGCAGTATGCTACGAGAGATATCATCATTTCAATAAATCTTTAAAAGAGATTAATGATAAGATTGATAAAAATGAAATAGAGATGAATAAGGGTTTCACTGAAGTAAAGAGAATAATATTATGGGCAGCCTCAACGTTATTTTCTACTATGTTGATTGCCTTATTTGCACAGATGTTTAATTTCTTAGGCTAATAAAATGTTATTTGAAGAAATTTCTGAAGAAATATACGAGGCAAAACTAGTATATGCTAGAAAAGGAAGAGCAATTATACGTAAGTATAGATGTGGTTCTGGAAGACTTAAGGGTAAGACAGTAACTAAACCAGCGGCATGTTTTAAGCCTGTTAATATGAAGAAACGTTTCACATTAGCAAGAACAAAAGCAAAAATGGGTGCTAGAATGAAACGTAAAGCAAAAATGACTCGTAGAATGAATCCAGCAAGTAAGAGATTAAAAACTCTAAATAGACGATAACGGAGAATATTATGACATTAAAGAATGAAATAGAAAAAACAATGTTTAAAGAAGGCATCGAAGATAGAATGCAAGATATCGCATCTCTTATTGATTCTCCAGTAGAAGATGTACAGAAAAGAGTTAAAACATTAAGTTTTTCTGATTATATTAAATTAATGTCTGCATATAAGAGCAATGATGCAGATAAAATTAAAGATATAATGGGATTAATGGAAGATATCGAAGATATCGCCAAATCACATACAAAACGACATACATTGCCACGAATTGATACAGACAAGTATCAAGAACGTGATGGACTAGAAGGTCCTATTATGACTAAATCTGGCAAAGTTGTATACTATGACCCAAAAGCAGGTCATTATTATGATACAGATACAGACATGTATCTCACATATGATGAGTTCAAGGCATTAGATAGCAAAAAAATGTACAACACCGGCAAAGTAGGTGAAGCCTACAGCACAGGGTCACAGGGTCCAGATGCCGGTCAAGAAGAAGAACCATCAATGGCGGACATGAATGCCGCACAACAGAAATTAAAATCACAAAGAACACAAGCCATGCAAAGACTTGGCAGGGATAATTTAGGCGGTGCAACAGCACAGATGGCCGCAAATGCAATTGACAAAGCAGAACAAGGAAAAGTACTGACTCCTATTCAGCGACAAGCACTAGCACATCAAGCCGCTAATCTAGATAATCTAGCAATGAATAAAGATACTAGAATACAGTTTAGAAATTTACTTAATAAACTCAGAACACAACAAGCAGACCAGGAAGGTATGTAATGAAGTTAAAAGAGATATTAGGTGGATTATTCGTAATGATTACGGAAGAAGAGGAAGATTTATTAAATAAATACTTTTCTGAGGGAGATTATGTAAACGAATCGCAGTTGTCGGGTAGAGAAAC